CGATAATATCTTCCGCTTCATCTCCTAATTGTGATGTAAGGTTTAACATTGTTTTAAATAACTCAATACTTGTATTACGTGCATCTAACATCACTTTTAATATATCTTGTTTAACATGTTTTGGAACGGAATGGGCTTTGCCAAAGCTTTGTACAATATTTTCTATGTAATCAGTAAAGCTTGAAAGTATACGATTTTTGAATGAGTTTATTTTTGCGTTTGGAATATCTTTTAATTCCATTATTTGATTACGCAATTTTTGGCCTTTTGTATTAATTGATTGTAGTGCTACATTTGATTGAGTTTGTGCGGCTTGAACGCCGGATGTTACGGCATCGCCGAATACGTTAGATAGTTGGGGCATGGCGCCAGCGGGTGTTGAGGCTCCGCCTAGTTTGCCAGCTAAGATTGGGTTAAGGCCAGCTTTGCGCATATCAGCCATTGAACGTTGATAGGCTGTATTGGACATTTCCTCTTGGAAGCCCATTTGGCGATTAGCTGCGGATGTTTGTTGTTGATTACGCATGAGGCCACCAATAGCGGTGGCACCTCCTGCGATAGTTGCGGCTTGTGCGGCTGGGGCTAAGGCTGCGAACCATGGAAGCATGTTAGTCTCCTTTTTTTGTAAGCGGTGATTTAACTAGTAGAGCCGCTATGTTGGTAAATAGTAAACCAATTATCTCCCAATTGCTAATTAGGAAGTCAAAGAACATTAAGGTCTCCATGAGTGATAAGTCTCCATTCTATGTGTATATGAGTAGGTTCTAGTATAACGTCGTAAGACTCCTGTAAGCACTCTGTAAGTTGCTCGAATACGCTTGAAAGCTCCTCAGAGCTGAAGTAACGAGTGCGAATATCTATGGCTAAACCATAGTAGTGAAGAGAACCAGGGGAATGAGAGCCCTCGAGACCAGAAGTAATAGTTACACCCTCAGGGTGATAGTTTTTGTATATGCGATCAGCAGTAATAAGTGCCTGCCGCATGCGAATGTCTAGGGGATAAAGGATAACACCGGATTTGAGAATCATTGTGCCCTCCGGGGGCGACTAGGGGAAAGAAAGATTAAAATCTTTCTCGCCCCTGGTCTATTTAAAAATGATCGATTAGGCCCGGAACGGAGTAGGTGGGCATGGGCCGTGCACATTTAAGATTGAAATAAGAATCAAAGATTAAGTGCGGCTCAGAGGGGACCGCTATGCATCGATCTAAGGGAACGTTTTCCTCGATGAAAGTATCGTCCAGTACAGGACGAGATGTGAAGTCTTGGGATAAATGCCAAGCATCTAATGAAGCAGTTGCATCTGAACGGAATAAGCCAGTAATGGTGGATGGTTTGTAACGGTATTCGGCATATCTCTCTTGGTAGCCGAACACGTCCTCGTCGTCACTAGTACCATCAACGTATATCTCCTTTGATAAGACAGCTTGTTCGCCAATTGAAGAAAGGGCAGGCCAATAGTAGTCCCAACGGTCTTGGCGGGTCCACATGCGGTTGATACCTTTTTGATAGGTAAGGTCAGCGCGGACACAAGCGAGGCCGATAATAACACAGTGTTCTGTAAATGATTTAGTAAAGCCATGGCCGGACATTTGAACGGTACCCATGGCAGCGAGATTGCCTTGCGGGGTCGTAGCATCGGTGGAACTGGTTTGAGCGATAGGGGATACATTTATGGGTGCAGAGCCGCCTCCAAGATATTCGGGTCGCTGTAAACGAGCATCAGGACTAGTAACACCAAAATGACTTTTAATAATTTCCGTATAACGTGTACCTCCTCGTGCATCTCTTTCATAGAGTTTCTGAATTTGGAATGCTTCGCGTAGCTGGTTGATTGTTGCAGCGGTTGCGTCTGATAAGTCAGCTTCTAATGACCCATTTGGGTCTAGATAGGAAGTATAACCACCTATTTTAACGTTCCCTACAGAACCTGTTGCGAAAGTGGTTTGACTAATTAACGCATCATTAGTGCTATAGTTCCTCGCAATCATATATGTATCATCTTCAGTAGGAATAACGGAAGCGCTTGTGCCTAATGGTAATGCGACTGCATCGCCTTTTTGTGGCCATGGTAAGCAAGAAGTAAAGTAGTCGTGGCGTTTGCCGCGTTTTTGAATTACATAATCGGCTGGGTCATCTGGACCATCATCTGTATCTACTGTTATTGAGTCTTGTAGGTTTTCATCACGAAACCATTCATTATAGATAAGGTTGTAAGCCCTAGCATGTAAGTTATTTATATCGGGTATTTCTACTCCAGTAGGTAAGCCCATATAGTCATATAGAGAACCAATGTCATAGCCAGTAGTAGTGGGTGTGGTTGCTACAGGTATAAGATAGTCGGTTGAGTCGCCAGGGTTTGTTTGTTCTCCGTTGAATTTTTCCCAATTTTCCCATAGTAAGCGGTTAGGAACTGCAAAGAAGAAAGTGTCGAGGTACATATTATCCATAATAGGATTGATAGGGGTTGCTAAGCGGCCAAAGCCTGCCATATTGCAATTGAATGTATCGCCTGGCAATGCTTCATCAACAAATATCGGTACTAAGTAACCAGCATCGAAAGTCGTTTTATGTCCATGTGATCTGTTAAAAGAAGAGCGAGGAATTTCCGCGCGGGGTACGTTTGAGAATGAGTGGCTCATTACACTGGGTAGTCTATCCATCTTGAGGCTCCAATAGGTCTATTAAGTTGTGCATATGTTTCGGTGCGTCTTTAAGTAAATGTTTGCCGTCTTCATCATCATATACGCCTAAATGATAAAGTGCAAAGTCTTCGGGATTTTTGCTAAATTGATGTTCTTGATCTATAAGTAAGTTTTTAATTGCTCGGATTGCTGTTGCTTCGTTTGTTGTATAGAAAGGTTGCATATATGCACCTACTTTAATGTCTTGAATTGTATACATTGATAATATCATTTTAATTCTCCATATCTACGTGTCGTAGTAAACGTTCTAGTCTGCGCCCTAATAAGGCGGCCCGAACTTCTAAGCGTTCCGGCGTATTGTTATCATAATGTTCGCGTGCTCTTTCTACACGCTCGTTTTTTAAGTCTTGTAGTAAGTATGGGTCCTCCTGTTGTAATAATTTGTCATAGTATTTTGGTGGATTTATTTTTTTTCCATTAACTGTGATGAAATCACTAGGATAGACATCTGTTTTGTATTTTTCGAACCATTTTGACCCTATGCCTGGTCGACGAGACATAGTGGTATATTCTGGTTTTATTTGGTATGAGTCTTTTAATTCTCCGGTTTGTTCATCAATAATTAATTTTTTATAGTGTTCATCGGCGTTGTCGCCGTTTACTTTTTTCATTATA